TCGTTCTTTCCGTTCTTCTTAGCTAATTGTTCTAAAGCTTTATCTAATTCTCTTTCCTGTCTAACTTTATCGTAGTTAAGTTGTTCGGTAATTGCATCAATATTTCCTGCTTGATTTCCTATTGGAATACCAGCTTTTTTAAACCGAGCATGATATAAAGCTCGTCTTTCTGGACTCATAATATCTAATGCGTTTCCTGTCCTAGCTACGCTATATCTATGATCTCCTACAAGACCTTTAGTTCTTGCATCAGCCATAGCCTTACCAAACTTGAGTTTATCAGCTCCTTTAGGTGTAGATAGTTTTTCATTTCTCTGACGTGATCCGTCTGATCCACCACCTCTAGTAGCTTTTCTATTACCAGCTGTAGCTATAACTCCATTAGGAAATTTCTCAGAGCCATAATTCCTTATGATCCGTTCACCTTTCTCATCACCTGGATTGAATCTAGTAAGACCTCTTTTTATAGCTTCAGTTTTTGTTTTTGGTAAGTTTCTTCTTTCTTTAGTGTTGGTGCTCTAAGTTTCTTTTTATTTTCGACCATAAAAAAAAGCCGCCCTTCCGGACGGCTACGAGATATTGCTTTGTGGGTGTATTTACGTGATGTGACTAATAATTAGTCTTTCCCTCAGAGGGTTATGTCCATATGTTTGGCGCATCCATCTGAGCCAATGACTACTACCTTTGCCTTGATTGCACTTCCTGCAGGCGGGTACGAGATTGCTTGCAATACTTTCTCCACCATTTGTTTTAGGCTTGACATGATCAAGCGTGAGTTCATGTAATTCATAGTTGTTTCCGCAATAAACACATTGACAATCGAAGTGCTCTTTAATAGCTCTTCTCCAGAGCTTCTTAGCGTCAGGACTTGTCATGGTTATTAGGTTGAATAGATAATGTTTTGGGCTAGGTAGTAATGGGGTCATTTACGAATTTTTAGTCTGCTTTTACGATTAATAGATGGAGACTGAAGTCTTCCTTTTGTTTTAGATCCTTTGTAATGTGCAGCATCTTTGCCATCACCATTACCGTAAGTACCTAGTTTTCTATTAAGCTTGTTAGCGTTCGTTCGTATCTTGAGACCTTTTGATGTTTTGTTATATGCTCTTTGCTGCTTACGTCTTTTCGCTGCAGCTTTAGGATTACTCTTATAGTAACTAGCTGTTTTTCCTGCCATAGAGTCTGCTCTGTACTAGTTCTGGATCTACTTTTGGCATTACAGCTGCGAGCTTAGAGAGTGGGTTGCCGTCGTATGCAATACCGCTGATGTCATTAGTTTTAAGCCAATCACAGGCTGCTTTTAAATCTTGGGTAGTTGCTTCGCCACTTTTGACCCGTTTAAGGAATTCTTTTGTGACGAGGTTATGTAATTCGTTAAATTGGGCTTCAGTGGCTTTCTTCATTTAGCTACCTGGAAATAAGTTCTTTTTAATCAGTTCGACTGCTTTATCATCAATGGTGTTATCAGTTGATGCTGCATAGGCTTCTAGTAGTTGTATAACTAATTCCTTAACAGCTGAAGAGCTGAGGAACGCCATGAGGACGGGTTTGATAAGTAGTGTCATTATTTAGTGGATTTCTTAGTGGATTTCTTTGCAGCTTTAGCTTGTGCTTCCGCTTGTTTTTTTATTGCGTCACTTAAAGTGGACATAGTACATTTTGGTTCTTTAGGTTTACTCCAAGGTTTATACCAAGGTTTAGGTGGTGTTATACATTTCATGACTTCTTTCTTTGCCTTAGTCCAAGATGATATAGGAATAACATCGCTACACATCCCATAGACACGTGTATTAGGCAATATCATGAAGCCTTTCTGTTGTAGTTCTGAGCATTTCAAAACCCTGACTAATTCGTAGTCAAGGCGCATCTTCTCTTCCTGTCTTGCCGCTATACTGCGACACCTTTCTAATCCACTCTTATCAAGTGGGATCATAAAGTTAATCTGTGCTCCCCAGTTCTCAGCCACCGTATAGGTTTGTTGAGACATAGTTTCATCAAATGGAGTCGTATGATTTCCCATATAGAATGGGGAGAAAGTCATCGTACTTCCATTACATGAAATATTAGGTCCGTAGTGCTGTCTGGATGGTGCTCCATTATTCTGAAATTGCACTGCTTGATTGGTCACATTTCCAGTGGCTGCAGCTACGGGATTACTAACATTATTCGTGTCATCTTCAGCACGAACTGGTGCTATTGAGAGAAGACTGATAAGGATACCGTAGTAGAAGTAACGTCGATTTCTCTGTCGATTACTTCGACTGATAAGACCTGACTGGCTGCT